CGAACGGATCAGTCAAGACGAACTGGTCACGTTCACCGAGTACCAGCACCTCATGTTGTGCTCGTGTCTCCGCACGACGATCCCCGGCGTGACGCCGCAATTTGGCGCCGCCACCAACCCCGGCGGCCCCCAAGCGCAATGGGTCAAACGGCGGTGGATCGATCAGGACGTCACCGCCGACGAGGACGAGGTGTACGACGCCGCCGACTATCACTACATTCCGGCGCTGCCGAAGGACAACCCTCACCTCAACTGGATCGAGTACGAGCGCGAACTCCGGCGCCTGCCGCCGGAAATGCGCCGCGCCTACTTGGAGGGCGACTGGAATATTTTCCTCGGCCAGTTTTTCCCGGAGTTTCGGCGCGCGCTGCACGTGCTCGATGGCGCCGACCTGGCGCGCTACGGCGCCCTGCCGGCCGTCTACCTGCGGGACGCGGCGATGGACTGGGGCTACGCCCACGAGGGCGTGATCCTCTGGTTCGTGCTGGCCGACGACGGCACCTTGATCGTAGACGACGAGTACGTGTTCAACGGCCCGCGGCGCGACAAGCTCGTGGCCGGCGAGGTGGCGCGCGCCGCGCTCGATCGCGTGAAAGAACGCGGCTGGCGCGTGCGGCGCTGGCTGGCCGATCCGAAGATGGCCGATCAGACCGGCCACGATGGCGGCGAAACCCACCTCGATACCTTTCGGCGCAATCGCGTCCCGCTGCACCCGGCCGACAACGATCGCGTCAACGGCTGGGGCCGCGTGCGCGCCTGGCTCCGCACGAATCCCGCCACCGGCAAGCCGTTTCTCCGTGTGCATCCCCGCTGCCAGTACTTGATCCGCACGCTCGGCGCGGTCCTGATGGATAGCGACCGTCCCGAGGACGTGGACACGGACGGCCCCGATCACGCCTGCGATGCGTTGCGGTACTTTCTGATGGGCCGCCCGTCCCCGGCGCGCGATCAGCCGACGCTCGTCTACCCGCCCGGGACCGTCGGTTGGCTCAAGCGCCAGGCGTTGCGCGAACAGGAGCCGCGCGAGCGCGTCCTCGGCGCGTCGAATCGATCGCACCGCTCGCGCTTCGCCGGCTACTAGATCACGATCACGTGTCCGCGCCGGCCGATCTGTTTCGCGTACTTCACCGTCCAGCAACCACCGCTTTTGACGTGATCGGCGGTGCCGCAGTGATAGCAGAGCGCGAACCGGCGGCCCGTATAGGTCGGCGGTAGCGTGGCGACGACGATCGAGTACACGACGGTGGACGCCTCGGCAATCTGGATGTTGCGCGGCTTAAACCCGCGATCCCACTCGTCAACGGCGGGCGGGAATTCCTGTGTAGGCACGCCGGCCGCCTCCGCCTCTTGGATCGCCCATATGTCGATCCCGCCCAAGCGACACGCCCCGGAGACGACGCGATCGGCGGCCGTGCGGGCGAGGATGCGGCGGATCAACGTGCGCGCGCGCGCCTCCGTCTCCGCCGTAAACTTGGCCGCCTCGTGGCCGACAATCCCAACGGTAACGCCCATGAATAACAATTGTATCGCCGTCGCTCTACCCTGGCACGACGGGCCGCGGGCCGCTTACCTGGCGCCGGGCGAGGTCGCGCCGGTTGATCCCGGCGCCGTCCTCTGCCCGTGCGCCGACTGCGGCCAAGTGCTAGCGGTCGGACCCGCGCTCGCCCTGGCCCTGTCCGTCGATCCGTCCCTCGACCTGTGTTGCCCCGCGTGCGGCGTCGGCCGGTGTCGGGGGGCGAGTCAGATCGTCCGGGTCACCCTGGCCCGCGACGGGCTCACGCACTAGCCGCGTCAGGCGGCGGTGCGGCGTCGTGAAGCGCCAGGCGCGAATGGTCGCGCACTCGTCCCGCCGGGCATGCGCGAGGTCATCGAGATCGCGATTGTGCAGGCCGAGCACGATCGCGTGACCGCCCACGACGGCGTCCAAGCCGTTGCCGCGGTAGTGCCCCCACGAGAGGCCGCACGTACAGGCCGTGCGGTCGCGGTGCAGGGCGCGCACGTCGCGGCAGCGTCCGCAAAAGATCAGTTTCATGGCACCACCTCCATGTGAAAAAGAAGAATTTTCACAACGCGACATGCCGCGTCAAGTGTAAAGAATTGACGCGTGACAGAGCGGCGCGCATACTCCGGGTCATCCCGTCATGGCCGACGCCCCGCCCGGCACGCCCGCGCCTCCAACTCGCCTGAAAATCCCGCTGTCGCGCGAGGAGGCCGGCGCGTGGACGGCGCGTATCGAGGCCGCCACCAAGGCCGCCGACGCCAAGCGGAAAGAGTGGCAGGCGTACGTGACCGCGTACATGGTCCGGACGCTGCAAGCCCGCGGCCCCGACCACCAGATCACCGTTCCGCTGGAATTCGCCTACACGGAACTGAAAAAGGCGCAGCTAGCCTTTCAAGTCCCCGAGGTCAATCTCAAGGCCAAGCGGCCCGAGTTTGCCGCCGCGGTGCGGGCGTTTGAGGGCGCGCTGAATTTCGAGCTTGCCGAGGCCGGCGCCGATGGCCTGCTCGACCTCGTCATTACCGACGTGCTCGTGTGCGGCATTGCCGCCGCCAAGGTCGGCTACTACGCCGACATTCGGCAGCGTGACGTGCCCGTGATGGGCCCGCCGCCGCCCGACCCGATGACCGGCGAGCCGGCGCCCGACGGGCAACCCGTCGCGCAGACCGATCCGCTGACCGGCGAGCCGTTGATGCAGCCGGAGCCGTACCTCGCGCACGAGTGTTATTACGGCGATCAGATCCCGCCGGAAAATATCTTGATCCCGCCGGAGTTTGCCGGCGGCGATTACGACCGCGCCGCGTATCTCGGCCATCGGTTCCAACTCGACGTCCAGACCGCGATCACGCGCTACGGGCTCGATCCGACCTTTACCGCCACCGCCACGCGTCCGATCGAAACGCTGTCAAGTGCCGAACAGCCCGAGGGCCGCGACACGCTGACGACGAAAGACGTCGAGGGCGTCGAAGTGTTCTACCTGGCGACGGTGTTTGATACCGCCACAACAGAGCCGGCCGACGCGGCGCCGCCCGCGCTGCCGGGTGTGGCCATGGCCGGCGCCGATCGCCCGCACGTCGGCCAGTACCGCCGCCTCGTGTTTCTCAAGGGTAAGTCCGAGCCGGTGGTCCACGAGGACAGCCCGTATCAGTACGTCGATGAAGTAGACGGCAAGCTGAAAGGCATGCGCGGCAACCCGATCCACGTGCTCACGCTCCGCGTGCTGCCGGGCTCGCCGTACCCCGTCTCCGACATTCAGGCCGGCCGCCCCGCCTCCGAGGAGGTCAGTCTCGGCCGCTCGCAAATGGTCAACTTCCGGCAACGCGTGATGCCCGTCCTCGGCATCGATCGCAATCGCGCCAGCCCGGAACTGCAACAGAAACTCTTGGCCGACGCCGACGTGAAGATCGGCGCCGTGATCGGCACCGATGGCCCGCCCGGCGAGATCGTCACGCCGATCAGTGTGACGCAGTTTCCGCGCGACAATTTCAAATTCGATGAGGTCGCGCGCGGCGATTTTGAACTCGCGTGGTCGATGGGCGCGCGCCAGGCCGGCCAGGACGTGCCCGGCGAGCCGATCACCGCCGAAGAAGTCCGGACCTCACAGGCCGCCACCGATACCCGCCTGGCGCGTGAGCAAAATCGCGTCCTCAAGTGGTGGACCGGCTACGCCGAGAAATTCGGCGCGCTGCTCCAAATGTTCAAAGACGATCCCGGCTACGCCGAGATCGTGGGCGAGGACGGCGCCAAGGCGTTGCAGGCGTGGAACCGCAAAGGCGGGGACGGGATCGCGTCCATTGCCGGCGAGTTTCTGTTTTCGGCGCGGCCCGACTCCGCGCTGCGGCTCGACGCGCAGGCCGACCGCCAGCAGAAAACGCAGTTGTACACGCAACTGGGTAACGACCCGAACGTCAATCGCGTGGAACTCCTCAAAGCGGTGCTGCTCTCGTACTCGCTCGACCCCGAGAAAATCGTCGTGGAACAACTGCCGGAAAAAGGCCCCGAGCCGCCGCGCATTTCGTGGAGTTTCCGCGGCGAGGATCTGGCCGTCCTCGATGCGAAAACCGGCCAGCCCAACACGGCGTTTCCCCTCGTGCTGTCGGTCATGGAACAGGGCGGGATCAAGATCCCGCCCGAGGCCGTGCAAAACGCCATGACGATCGCGCACCAGTTGATGCAGTCCGCTGCCGCGCTGGTCCCGCAGCCGGGCCTCGGCCCCGGCCCCGACACCGCGCACCCGGGCGGTACGACGCCGGTGCAACCGCTCAACAAACACGCCGCCGACCGCGACGGGATGCCGGAGCCCTCCGGCGGCCCGCCGACGCCGCCGATCATGTAGAGGCCCGTCATGACGATCAAATTTACCGACGACGAGAAAGACGACGCGAAAGCCGCCAAGGATGCGGCGAAGGATGCGCCCAAGGCCACGCCCAAAGTGGAGGCCGCGCCGCCCCCGCTGCTAGAGGGGTATCCCGACACCGGCCAGGGCGTACAAGAGATCAACTTTACCGGCGTGGGCGATCCCTCGACCGCGAGGGTCGGCAAGCCGCTGCCGCAGAGTATTAGCCTCGGCGGTGTCGCCTACGATCTCAGCGACCGCGCAGCCGGCGTCTATATCTTTCGCCACAAGTAA